CGAAGATACCTCTAGGGTCAGAGAATCCAAAAGAATATCTCTCTCTAGCTTTGTATCTAACGTTTCCAGTATCAAAGTCGCCTTCCATTGCAGTTGTCAATGGTGCTCTGTTGAACATTTTCATTCCATTAGGAATGTCTGTTAAGATATAAAATGCATCAGAGTCAGTTAAGTAGTTATTAACTCTGTATCCTTGCGGAATCATACCCATAGATACGATTGCATTGATATCGTTATCAGCTGTTCCAGTTCTACCTTGAGACTTCATCAATCTTTCAGCTGTGAATTGTAGCTCAGAAGGAATAATCATTTTTACTCCTCTAGCTGCGATTCTTAAACCTCTTTCGTCAGTCATTGCAGCGATGTCAATTAAAGACTGCTCCAATGAAGTTTCGTTAAGGTCAGCTTGAGTTGCTAAAGTGTTAGAAAAAGTACCAGCCACTGTTGGGTGAGCTGTGTTAAATAAACTAACACCGTCACCTGAATCAAAGTTATCCGTAGTTGGAAGACCTTGAATTAGAGGCTCGACTGATTTTACTTGTTTAGCATTACTCATAGATCTAGCTAAAGCTTTTGTATATCTAGACGCAAGTCTGTCATACAAGTTGTCCTCAATCGCTTCTTCAGTGATTGCGAACGCTAAAGCTACAGTCTCGTGAGTGTAACGAGCTGTGAAAGTTTCTTGTGCTTCATCAAATGAAACTCCAGAACCTTCACCTTTTACTTGTGCGTTTGCGAAACCACTTAACATTACTTCTTCTTCAAAAGCTCTGTCAGATGATTCCTCAGTATAAATCTCAGAATGCTGATTTTCATACCTTTTATATTCCAAGCCGAACAGTGCGTTCAAACCTGGCTCTAGTTCTTTAACTAGTTGTGATCTTGATATAGCCATAAATTATACTCCTGTTCCTTGATCGTAGAAGTGATTGTTAATTCTAACTAACACATCCACGTTCGCACTTCCAGCAGTGTCATTTTGCACGTCTTGCGAAATGTCAATTGCTTGAAGGACAGTTCCACTTGTTGTTAAACCAGATACACTGTAGTCCAATTGGACTTCAGAAATTCCAGTTAAAGTGTTACCGCCACCTGTTGTTATTGCAAAGTTTTTAAAGATGTCTGCCCCAGCAAACGCTCCATCAGAATCTACTGAATAAACTACATGCGGGTCGTCAATTACGTTAGCGACAATGTCACTAGCAGCAACTCCACCAGGGTAGTAGTTTTTCCAAGTAGGCTTTTGAGTAGTAGGGTCTGTGTAGAACACCCCGTTAAAAACGCCAACCACTAGATCGGAAGTATTAGCAACCGCTCTTTCGATACCACCACCTGTAACAGGTTTTACCAAGTCACCTTGATAAATCGCAGTAGCATAACCACTTGCGATTCTGTATCTGTTTTGTGCGTTAATAAACGGAGATCCATCTAACTTTCTTACCGGTCTTAGACCGTATTTTTCAGCTACATTAGCCATAGTTGTTTTCTCCTTTATTGTTTAACATTTACTTGTAGTGGTGATTACCAAAAAATTAATTTTTGTTTCCTCCACCAAAAGTTACGCGAGATTGTCTACTAATATTAATAGGCATCTCAGGTCGTTGTTCCTTCATGACATCGTTGTCCACCGCGTTAACTCTATCTTGAGTAATTCTTTTAAAATACTCAGCACGGCTTTTTGCAATCTCTTCAGGTATCCTTCCCAACACAAGGCCAGCAACCCCGATCAACCCTGCGTAGGTTCCTTGAGCTATGATTGGATAACCATGATCACCTAATTGATTTTTAATCTCTTCGGCTCTCACAAATTCCCAACCTTCTCTCATTTTCTTAGATACGTTAGCCGTATCTTGGAAACCCATACTTTCGGTTCTGATCCATCTATGAACATAACCGTCTGGCGCAGGTGGTGCATCCAGAGATGATGGTGGCGTCCAAGGTTTTAACCTTGTTTCTTTTTTTTCTTCAGACGCGCGTGAAGTTCTTTTTACATTATCGCTCATTCTATACCTCCTTCACGAATTTAGCGTATTCTTCTAGTGGCACCCCTAATTTTTTTGGCAATCGCCACCTGTGATTTGGTGAGTCTCACAGATCTACGTCCCTGCTGAGATCTTCCAGCAGAAGCAACTTTTTGGACGGGTCTTCGTTGCTCTTGACTAGCAAAACGATGAGGGAAATTATCCTTCATTCGTTTGTCTATCTCATTATAGTACTCATCACTTTCAACATCAACACCCATGCCCACTAGATCTTCG